CGATCGACGTCGATCGAGATACTCGACGTGCTCTCCTCGACGAGTTCCCGACCGTCCGAGACGCGCTCGCCCGACGCGACTGGCCCGTCATCCGACGCGCATCGCAAGCACCGCCCGACGGCGACTGGACCGTCTGGCTGATCGTGACGGGACGCGGATGGGGCAAGACCCGCACCGCCGCCGAATGGTCCGTACGACGCGCTCGAGAACTCGCGACCCGGATCGGCGGACCCGTCCGATGGGCGCTCCTCGCGCAGACGTTCACGGACGGACGTGACGTTATGGTCGAAGGCGAGTCCGGTCTCCTCCGATGCCTACCGCCGAGCGTGCTAAGGAACGGGAGCGTCGACGACTCGTGGAACCGGTCTCTCGGCGAAGTCGTGCTCGCCGACGGGTCGATCTTCCGGATCTACAGCGCGGAGCGTGCGCGCCGTCTCCGCGGTCCGCAGTTCCACGGCGCGTGGGCCGACGAACTCTCGTCGTGGCAGGACGCATCGAAGGGACCCGCGCAGGACACGACGTGGTCGAACCTCCTCCTCGGTCTCCGCCTGCCGCCCGTCCCGCAGGTCGTCGTCACGACGACACCGAAACGGAACGCGCTCACGCGCGCACTCCTCGACGAAGCGGAACGACAGGCTCGAGCGTGCGAAACGGACGGCGGCTACGACGAGACCGACCCGATCACCGGCAGGATCACGCGACGTCGTACGCCGAGCGTGATCCTGACGCGCGGCACGACCTACGAGAACCTCTCGAACCTCGCGCCGCAGTTCGCCGCGCAGGTACTCGCGCAGTACGAAGGAACCCGCCTCGGCCAGCAGGAACTCTACGGACGGATGCTCACCGCCGACGGGACGCTCATCCGACCCGAGTGGCTCGAGATCATCGACGAGCCGATCCCGGTAGAGCATCGCGTCCGAATGTGGGACCTCGCCGCGACCGAACCGTCCGAAGCGAACCCGAACCCGGACTGGACCGCCGGATACCTCGTCGGGAAGACCGCGACCGGCTTCGTAATCCTCCACGGTCAACGGTTCCGCCTCTCGCCCGGCAAGGTCGAGCAGCGGATCATCGAGACCGCTCGAACGGACGGACCCGACGTACCGATCTGGATCGAGCAGGAAGGCGGCGCATCCGGGAAGTCGATGATCGCTCACTATCAGCGGCTCTTCGAGGGATCGCATCGCGTCCACGGGTACCGTCCGACCGGCGATAAGGCGACTCGCGCGAGCGTCCTATTCGCCGGACCCGCGGAGCAGGGACGCGTCGCCGTCGTCCGCGGACCGTACCTACAGGCGTTCCTCGACGAGATCGCCGACTTCCCGGAAGGCGATCACGACGACCAGATCGACGTCGTCTCCGCCGCGATCGACGTACTCGGACAGACGCGCCGAGTCGACGCGCTCTACGCTCCCGCGTCCGACGCGCAGCCGTCCGCGTGGCGCATCTAACGGAACAGGTAGGATCGTCCCTATGCCCGAGCATCCTGAGCAGTACGCGACGACGACACCCGACGCCGACGAGGTCGATCCCGTCGTCGAGTACGGCGCGACCGGTCTGCCGCAGTCGGGCGGCACGATCACCGAGGAATGGCTTCCCCAACTGACCGGGCAGCGCGCGCATCGCGCGTATCGGGAGATGCGCGATAACGACTCGACGATCGGCGCTCTCCTCTTCGCGATCGAGTCCGCGATCCGGCAGGTCGAGTGGGAAACGCGACCCGTCGATCAGACGCCGGAAGCACGCGCCGACGCCGAGTTCGTCGACTCCTGCCTCGAAGATATGTCGCACACGTGGTCCGACTTCCTCGCCGAAGCGCTCTCGATGCTCGTCTTCGGATGGTCGTACCACGAGATCGTCTACAAGGTTCGAGACGGCGATAACCCGGACGACCCGACGCACGACTCGCGGTTCGACGACGGTCGTATCGGCTGGCGGAAGATGCCGATCCGCGCGCAGGAGACCCTCGAGAAGTGGGAACTCGACGAGCACGGCGGTATCCACGGACTCTGGCAGGTACTCCCGAACGGGAACCGTCGATACGTTCCGATCGAGAAGTCGCTCCTCTTCCGAACGTCGCAGCACAAGGGGAATCCCGAGGGACGTTCGATGCTCCGCAACGCCTACCGCTCGTGGTACTTCCTCAAGCGGATCCAAGATATCGAGGCGATCGGTATCGAACGTGATCTCGCCGGTCTCCCGATCATCGGCGTTCCTCCGGCGCTCTTCGCCGCATCCGGAAGCGACGCGCTCGAGGAATGGAAGCGGATCGGTCGGAACATTCGCGTCGACGATCAGACCTGTATCGTCTATCCGCTCGCATACGACGAGTCCGGTAACCCGGCGATCAAGATCGAACTCCTCTCGACGAACGGATCCCGCCTATTCGACACGTCGCAGATCATCGACCGGTACACGCGCTCGATGCTTATGGCAGTACTCGCCGACGTCATTCTCCTCGGTCACGAGAGCACCGGTACGCAGGCGCTCGCGATCGAGAAGTCGCAGTACTTCCTCCGCGGACTACAGTCGATGCTCGACTCGATCGCGCAGACGTTCAACACGTACGCGATCCCGCGACTGTTCGCGCTCAACGGAATCCGTCGCGTCGCCTACCCGACGCTTCAGCCGGGATCTCTCGAGCGTACGGACGCGGCGCTCCTCACGTCGGCGATCGCAGAACTCTCCAAGGCCGGTATGCCGATCTTCCCGGACCCGGCGACCGAGGCGTACATCCGAACGATCCTCGGTCTCCCGGAGCAGACCGACTGGCTCGACGGCGAACTGCCGACCGACGAACGGTCCGCGAACAACGAGGAGAACCTCGTCATCGAAACGCCGACGACCGGGAGTACGACGAGTGGCGAAGCGTCGCAGTAACGCGACGATCCTCGATCTCGACTGGAAGGCGATTCATCGCGTCGCCGACGCGAAGGTCGCGACGGTCCGACGGATTCTCGTACGCGCGCTCGACGAGGCACGCGACTCCGTCACGGACGAGGAACTCGCCGCACCGTGGCTGTACTCGCCGGAAGGTATGCGACGCGCCGTCGACTGGCAACGCGTCGCCGGGATCATCGGATCGCCGGAAGGTTCCTACGCCGTCTACAAGGCGGAGACCGCCGCCGACGTATTCGGCTCCCTCTACCTCGACGGCGGCACGATCGCAGGCGGTGCGTTCGGCGGACGACTCGACCTGACCGTGCCGGAAGCGATCCGCTACGGCGAGACTCGCGCCGGAGCGCTCATTACCGGGATTCAGACGCAGCAGGTCGAGATCGTCCGGGATCATCTCGGCTCCGCTCTCCGCGACGGGATCGAACCGGCACGCCTCGGACGGATCCTCCGCTCGACGACGGGACTCTCGCCGCGGCAGGCTCGCTCCCTCGAGAACTACGAGCGCGGACTCTACGAGAAGTACCTGACCGGACGAACGTAGATCCCGCTCCGTGGACTCGGTCGTCCGCTTGCCGACCAGCGGTTCTCCCTGACGCGACTCGACGAGGAACGGATCGGGATCCTCGTCGATCGGTATCGCGAACGACTCGTGAACTATCGGGCGGAGATGATCGCTCGAACGGAAACGATGCGCGCCGCGAATATGGGCGCGTTCGACGAGTGGCGTGCCGCAGGCGATGCGGGACTATTCGACGTGCGTAGCGCGCAACGCATCTGGATCGCGACGCCGGACGACCGAGCGTGCGACGACTGCCTCTCGCTCGACGGCGAGGTCATCGGCTTCGAGGAGACGTTTACGGTACCGGGAGAGGAAACGGACGACGAGGAGTCGTCGCTCTCCGCGGATATGCCGCCGCTTCATCCGATGTGCCGGTGCTCGACCGCGCTCGAGATCGGCGAAGACTCGATGAACGAAGCCTTCCGGTCCGGCGAGTTCGACGACCTCGATACCGTCGACGACCTCGACCCGGTCCCGCCCGACGATGCGCCGACGCCGGAACCCGATCCGGTGCCGGAGATCGAACCCGAAGACGTACCCGAGACCCTGCCGATACCCGACGTCGACCCGGAGATCACGACGCCGATCGGAATACCCGACGACCTGCCGACGATCTCACCGTTCGGATCCGCAGGTATCGACCCGCGCGACGTCGTCGAGTATGCGACCCGTGCCGCCGAGAAACGGTACGGACCGATCGTCGACGAACTCTCGAAGATTCACGGCGTCGATCCCGGTATGCCGCGTGCGTATCAGACGAAGTTCGACTCGGCGGTCGAGATGCTCCGAGCACGATCGGCAGGTATCGACCCGAACGCCGCGGAACTCCGCACCGTGATCGTCAAGGGCGGGAAGACGAAGAATCTCGGCGGATCGTTCCGACCCGCAGGGAAGAAGACGGGTACGCGTCGCGCCGGAAACGTCGACGTCGATACGCGTCCGCGAATCACGGCGAACGTCTCCGAAGGATGGGGACCGACGTCGGATCTCTCGTCGTTCGTTCACGAGTTCGGTCATCGCGTCGACGCCGTCTACGGCGGACCGGGTGCGACCGCGCGTCAGCAGTACCGGTACGCCGTCGAGAATATGGCGCGAGACGGAGTCGACGAGGCGGTCCGCTTCGTTCAGGTCGTCGCCGACTCCGAGGGAATGGCCGCCGGACTCGAGTACATCCGTGGACTCGGCGTGCAGGGTTACGAGTTCCGGCAGTACTTCGTATCGACTCGCGAGGTATGGGCACGCGCCTACAACCAATGGGCCGCATATCGACTGCGCGATACCCTCCCGGAAGTGTACGAGTCGTTCCTCGAGGTGACGCGACGCACGCCGTGGTATCAGTGGTCCGAGCAGGAGTTCACGAGCACGATCGGACCCGCAGTAGAGGCAGTACTCCGAGCGAGAGGTCTGATGACGTGAGGCTACGCAAGGCGCAGGAACTCCACCCGTACGGCGAGAACGTCCCGCAGGACGTGATCCTGAATATCGACGACGAACCGGAAGTCGGTCCGTCGATCTTCGACGCGCTCGACGAGAACGGGATCGTGCCGCGCACGCCGATCGTCGTCGTCCCGTCGGATACCATCGCCGAATGAGCACGATCCGTACCGGCGTCCAATGGGGCCAGACGCAGATCGGGAAGCCGTACGACGCATCGTGGGCTAACCGGTTCGGACCCGACGCGTACGACTGCTCCGGGTTCGTCACGCGCGTACTCGAGCACGCAGGTATGCCGACCGGGACGCTTCCGACGAACTCCGCGGATATGGCGCGCTGGCTACGCAGACACGAGCAGTACCGTCTCCCGCGTGATCGTGCGCGAGCGACGTACGGTGCGATCATCATCTTCGGCGGCGTGAACGGATACGGACCGGCAGGACACGTCGGGATCTCGCTCGGAGACGGACGCACTCTCGAAGCCGCATCGAGTCGCGGCGTCGCTATCTACGGCTTCGACCGACTCGACTGGTCCGACTTCTTCCTCGCTCCGGGAGTGACGTACGGAACGAACCCGCTCCCTATCCCACCGCTCACGAAGGAACTCGACGAGATGATTCTGATCCGAGGCAACGCAACGCCCGAGGTGTTCGTCACGAACGGCGTCACGAAGACGCATATCACGGCGGATGCCTACCCGTTCTGGCTCTTCTTCCTCGCCGGTCGACCCGGCGCAGTCGACCCGACGACGCGCAAGGAATGGGTCGTCGACGAGAAGATGCTCGCCTGTATCCCGCGTACACCCGGCTCGTAAAGGTGCTCCGATGCCGGACGCGTTCGGGTACGTGTACGACCCGCTGCCACCGACGACGCTCGACGAAGCGTGGCTCGAGTTCTACGCGACCCGAAACGATCCGACCTACCCACGGGAGACGCTTCGCTCCCGGAGTCGACTGATCCTTCACTACGCGCCGATCGCGAAGTACGTCGCCTACCGCGTCTCCGCGGCCGCAGCATCCGAACGGACGCTCATCGCTCCGGCGCTCATCGCGCTCGCTCGTGCGATCGACGACCGTACCGACGGCGACCTCGAGGAATGGATCCCGACGCTCGCTACACTCCTCGCGGTCGCGTGCCAGCAGGCGCTCGACGATCCCGACGCATAGTCCCGGAAGGAGCGCCGTGAGCGCCCGAGACCCGTACCTGTTCGCCCGCCTCGCCGCGGAGAACGATCGAACGATCCTCGAGACTTCCCTCGTCGGAGCACGAACTCGCCTCGACGCAGCGACGCGCCTTCTCCGAGAACAGGAACGCGAGATCGACGATCTTCGATCCGCGCTCGATTCCGCTCGAGCAGAGATCCGACGTCTCAGAGGTTCGACCCGTGCGTGACGTATTCGCTGTCGTCCCTGCCCGTGCCGGATCGGTTCGAGTACCCGGGAAGAATCGTCGAACGGTCGCCGGTCGGTCCCTCGTCGAAGGTGCGATGCGCCGCGCGATGCTCATCGTCGGCGTACCCGAACGAGTGATCGTCACGACCGAC